CAGACCTTATCATTCCATTCCTGAACGTCATGCAGAAGATGTCTGACTTGGTTGATGAGGAGCACCCGTCTCATGTGACGGGAGCCAAGGCTGGGATGCTGATGAACTCGGTGACCGAGGAGCTTCATCCTGGCCAAGAAGGGATCCTGTTCATCCCAGTCCATAAGACCCATAAGTTTGTCGAGTGGGTCCCACGGGATCAGGGTGGCGGATTTGTGGGGGTCTATGAGGTCTCAGACCCAATGGTCATGGAGGCTCGCAAGGGCCATGAGTTTGGGAGGGTTGAGAGCCCAGACGGCAATGACCTCGTGGAGACCTTCTACATGTTCGGTCTGGTGGTGGACGTTGATGGGGGATACAATCCAGCCGTCATCGCATTCGCCAGCACCCAGATCAAATCCTACAAGAAATGGATGACGACGATGAGGTCAGTCCAGCTTGAGGATCCGGAGACGGGCAGAAGGATCACACCTCCAATGTTCTCGCATCTTTTCAGGGTGCGCACGAGGCATCAGGAGAACGCCAAGGGCTCGTGGCATGGGCTCAATATCACATTCGCCAAAGAGGGAGATCCCAAGGAAGGCGTGAGCCCTGCTGTGGCCTCCCGGATCAGCGTGGATGATGAACTCTACCAAGCGGCAAAAGAGTGCCGCAGTATCGTGGTTGAGGAGGGTGCCAAGGTCTCCTATGAGACTTCCGGCAAGGGTGGAGAGGGTGGAGATGGAGACGGTGGGGATGACGATTTTTAGGTAGCATGTAGCCCCCCAGACGTGCCCCCTTCCGGCATCACGTAAGCCAGGAGGGGGCGTGACTCCTCACTCTCTGAGAACGAAGGCAAAATGTCTGAACTGGCTGAGCGATTTTTTGCTCGCTTCCGAGGATTGGATCGTGCGTTTGGTCTGTACGGATTGAAAGGAAAAGCCAAGAAGGGCCAGAAGCATCTTGGATCCGCCCAGACCTATCGAGAGGCCCCGCATGCGGGCCTCTGGCACGACCACTTGGAGGGCAAAACTACTCTTGGAATAGTCCCCATCTGTGATGATGGTACAGCTTGGTTTGGCGCCATTGATATTGACGTGTATGATGGGCTCGACCACAAGGCCATTGCTGAGCAGATCCTCGCCTGGGACCTTCCGTTGATCGCTTGCCGGACCAAATCCGGAGGGCTCCATCTGTACCTGTTTTGTCGCGACTCGATACCGGCAGAATTGATCCGTGGCAAGCTCATGGAGTGGAGTGTCCAGCTTGACTTCTCCGGAGTCGAGGTGTTCCCCAAGCAGACCCGATTGGCCAACACCTCAGACGTTGGCAATTGGATCAACATGCCCTACTTCGGTTGCGAGACTGCCACAGGGAAGGACAAGGGCAAGGGAGACCGCTATGCCATCTTCAACGGCAAGGCTCTGACGGCTGAAGCATTCCTCAAACTTGCCGAGACAATTGCGGTTGATACAGATAGTCTCAGGTCTGTGGCTGTCCCAACTGATGACCCATCCCAAGGACTCCTCCGGGAGGGCCCACCGTGCCTCCAAACTCTCCACCAACGTGGCGGGATCCGGGAGGGTGGAAGGAACAATGGACTCTTCAACATCGGAGTCTATCTGAGGAAGCGATTTGGCCAAGGAGAATGGGAGGCCCACTTGGATGAATACAACCAGGCTCTCCTTGATCCTCCGTTGGGCCATAAGGAAGTCTTGCAGATTGTCAAATCCGTCAATCGCAAGGCGTATGAATACAAGTGCGCAGACCAACCAATCTGTGACGTTTGTAATCGCCAGATCTGCCTGTCCCGTGAGTTTGGTATCGCAACCGGGGAGGGAGACCCTGGTGTGACGTTTGGGCAACTGATCAAGGTGGAGACGGATCCCGTGACTTGGATCTGGGATGTGGACGGGGCACGCATCGAGCTAACCACCCAGGAGTTGAAAGACCAAGCTCGATTCCACACGAGAGCTATGGAGGAATTGAACAAGTGGCCGTTGGCGGTCAAGGCTCCGGACTGGGCCAAGATCGTTCGGCAATATTTGGAGTCCGTCGAGATCATGACGGTTCCGGAGGATGCCAAAATGACGGGCCAGGTCATGTTCTTCTTGGAGTTGTATTGTACACGAGAGACCCGTGCCCTCAACCGCGATGATCTACTGAAGAAGAAACCATGGACCGACGATGGCCGTGTCTACTTCCATGGACCAGACTTCCGCCAGTTCTTGGCCAAGCAAGGTCTCCGGATGAGGCCTGGGGATCTTTGGAATAAACTCAGGGAGAGAGGCGCTGAGCCGCAGTTCTTCAACATCAAGGGCCAAGGGATCAACGTCTGGAGCCTCCCAGCCTTCAAGGAGCAGGATGAGGCGTTTGACGTTCCCATGATCGAGAGCCAAGGAGAGATGTAAATGAAGCTGGAGCATTGGGAGACACAACGCTACAAGATCAGCCTCAAGCCGGGAGTGGATGGCCGACTGGCCGATGTCCGTGGCATTGTGGTACATGACGTGATTGGCGTCCACATGGACCCAGAAAGTAGGTGCCTCTGCTTGACGGAACTGGCGTCAGGAAAGAGGTTCCAAAATACATACTTTGATCTGCTTGTGGCGGTTGAGGAAGCTCAGCGACTCGCAACGGAGGGATGGCCAAAACATGAGGTGGAGTAGTCAACAAGCCAAGGCCCTCGATGAGGTAGCGAAATGGCTCAAGAATCCAACCAAGCCATTCTTCTACCTCGCTGGGTTCGCGGGCACGGGCAAGACCACACTCGCTCAACACTTCGCAGAAGGCGTCAACGGGCTGGTCCTCTTTGCCGCTTACACAGGGAAGGCTGCCAGCGTTTTGAAGAACAAGGGATGCGCCGACGCAAGGACCCTCCACAGCATCCTGTACCAGGTCTCCGATGCCGACAAGACCAAGCTCCGGTTGTTGGAGGAGAGGTTGCGGAAAATCCTTGAGGCCCCTCTGGGAAAGAAGCTGGAAGCCATCATGGAGCGGAATGACGACATCGCAGAATTGGAGGAGAAGTTGAAGGATGAGCGGGCACGATCCTCCGGCCCTCGCTTCAACCTCAATGAGGACTCCGTGCTACAGGAAGCTGAGTTGCTCATTTTGGATGAATGCTCCATGGTGGATCGGAGGTTGGCCAAGGACGTGCTCCACTTCAACAAGCCGGTCTTGGTCCTTGGGGATCCGGCTCAGCTACCTCCAGTCAAAGGCGCAGCCTACTTCACCAACCGGGATCCGGATTTGTTGCTGACGGAGATCCATCGCCAAGCCCAGGGCAACCCCATCATTCGAGCAGCGACCGCCATCCGGGAGCGGAGAGCCATACCGTTTGGGGAGTGGGAGGTTGACAACATGTTCTTCCGCAAGCTCCGGAGGGAGAGTGCCGATGTGAAAGCCATCGCAGCGGCTGCGGCTGGGGAGGGCTCCCAGATCTTGACCGGCAAGAACGTCACACGCCGCAAGATCAATCGCTATGTGAGGAAGTCGCTTGGCTTCAAAGGTCCGTACCCACAGGCCGGTGAACGCTTGGTGGTCCTCCGGAATGACCGAGAGATGGGCGTGCTAAATGGCGTGGTCTGCTACGCAAGCTCGGATGCGTATGAGTGGGATGATGAGCCGGAGGGCTTGACCATTCGACTCGACTATGAGGGCCACCTCATCCCTGGCCTCTTGATGGAGCGAACGCCATTCGATATGTACAGAGATCCATCACTGGAGGAGCACTGGAGCCCCAACCGATATATGTTCCAAGCCGACTGGGGATATGCGTTGACTGTCCACAAGGCTCAAGGCTCAGAATGGGATAATGTTTTGATCATTGACGACGGTATGGCCAAGCGCAATGGAACCTTCCGTGCCCAGTGGCTCTATACCGCAATCACCAGGGCATCGGAAAGGCTGACGATCATAGCATGACTGGAGAAGTAAAGATCATCCAAGGAGAGGATCCGTGGGACACCAAGGTTTGGTTGAACGGCCATGAGCTACAAGGGCTCTGTGCTCTCCAGGTCAACATCGAGGCCCAGGAGCTACCAACCATCACCTTCACCATTGAGCCGGCAATGATCGAGTTTGAGGGACTCGTGGAATTGAAGCGAGTGTTTGAAAAGCCAGTGGTTCCTATCGAGGACCTGGCGCCATAGAATTGGAGAACCAAGATGACGATTCAAGCAATCCCAACACACTACGCCAACCACAAATTCAAGAGCCGCACAGAGGCTCGATGGGCAGTGTTCTTTGACAGCATGAAAATTCGCTGGGAGTATGAGCCAGAGGGAGTGGTGCTGCCGGATGGGACATGGTATCTTTGCGACTTCTGGTTGCCTGATTTGAAGGTGTGGGCTGAAGTCAAGCCTGAGGAGATCACTGATGCGGAATGGACCAAGGCAGAGGAGCTTCACAGGGTCAGTGATTTCTCAGTACTGATGCTGAATGGAGCGCCCTGGCCAAAGTGGTATGGGGCCACTGATCATCGAGGCCCTAATGAAGGCGATGTCTGTGGTGATTATCCTTGGCCCAATCGCCAACACTTCTGTTGGGGCAAGAACATTATTTGGTGGGGGTTCGGAGATGAGTGGGAGGATCTGGAAGGCACCATTCCGTCTGAGCCTATTGTAAGAGAAGATTGGGAAGATGCCATGGCATATGCCAGAGCTTTTGACTTCTTGGCTCAATGAAGCTCATCCTTGGAGGACCTGGTTGCGGCAAGACCACTCGACTCCTCCGGGTTGTTGAGCAAGAATTGGATAATGGCGTGCGCCCTGATGAGATTGCTTTCGTGACCTTTACTCGCGCTGCTGCGAATGAGGCCAGGGATCGTGCCGCCCTCAAATTTGATCTCGACCCTGAGACGGACATGCCTTGGTTCCGGACCATCCACAGCCTCACATATCGAGCCCTGGATATGACCAGGGAGGAAGTCATGAGCCGGGATGATTGGAACGAGTTCAGCAAGCTCATCGGGGAGCCCATCGCTGGAACGGTATCGAGCTTTGAAGCATCGACCAACGCCCACCATGGAGACAAGCTCTTGAGGGTGGTCGATTATGCCGCCACAACCAAGCAATCTCTCCGGGAGGCATGGAACGAAATTGGTGATGAGACGGCATGGCGTGACGTGGAGCAATTTGAGGCTGCGCTGCGTGAGTTCAAGACCGCCATCGCAAAGATTGGATTCACTGACATGCTCACCAGCTATGTGGCTGAAGGTGAGCCGGTGAAGGTGAAGGTGGCGTTGGTCGATGAAGCCCAAGACCTCACAGCCGCGCAATGGAGCGTGGTGGGGCGGGCATTTGAGAATGTGGACCGGCTCTACATCGGTGGCGATGATGACCAAGCAATCTATCGTTGGGCCGGTGCCGATGTTGAGCATTTCCTCCA